GAATCAAGATTGGGGCAGGTCGGCGATTAATCGAGTACGGATAGGACAACGCCTGCCACTTCGGCCGACCGCCAACCTCAAAGTTTGTCGCAATTGATGGCATAATAACGAGTTCTAGAGACGCTCGCAACGGTTCTTGAAAGTCGTCCAGGTTCCGGGCTAACAGTTCCGCAGCAGCAGAAATGGCGGCAATGTCCCGGAAGAACTTCGGATCAAAGTAAATCCGAGGGAAACTTGCCGGGATCATTGTCCGCCGCCCTAAACTATTAAGTTCAAAATCAGAACACTTTACCCATTGAGAATCGAGCTGGCCCGAGTGACGGATCATCACTTGTTGGGCACTGTGCACTCGATGCATCATTTGGGTAAAAGCTCGGGTCTGGATTTGACGTTGGCGGCACTCCTGGAATCTCGATGGTCCCATCAATGAGACCGGCAATCAACATGCCTGCATTCTCTTTGAGCATGAGTGCATATGGATTGGATTCGGTTTGATTCTCGGAGTAGGCTCGATCGTAAATCCAGCCAGCGTAGAGTTTTGTAATAATTACTCGGACGATGTCTGGCGTTGATGCTGGATCGATCCAAGTTGTGGTGTCGTATACACTTCCAAGTTTGGCGAAGATTTCAGTTTCGAGTTGAGGCAAGAAATTCAAGTCCAAGTCCTGGACGTTTAGCTTCGTTACCTCAACCCATCCACGTACTTCTTCAACGGTGATACGAGCCATTGCCCATCACCTACTTCTTTGGAGAAGCTTCTTCTTTGCTAGGTACCGACGGAACAACCTTGGCAGGCTCTTCGGCCTTCACGTCTTCCGGCTTTGCGTCGTCTTCGACAACAAGTGCGCCGTTGTCGTGCAGTGTCTTCAGCTCGTCCTTAGTGAATTCGCCCGAAGGCAAAGTTTCACCAGCAGCGTATGAGACACCGTTGTGCTTGATACCCGTAACTGCGACCAGCTTCTTGGCCATAACGTCTCCTTTTGGTTTCGCGTATTACTACGCGACCGCAGCCTTGATGACGTAACCGGCGATTGACTTACCAGCTTCGGCGCCTTCGCCCAAAGCAACCATCTTGACGTCGTAGTAGCGGGAAACACGGATAACATCCGACTTCCGCTTCTCTTCACGCCAGCGGTCAACTGCCTGATTGCCCCAGACAAATTCGTAGCCGAATGCCGGAACCTTCAACCCCGCCGATGGCGGAACGTAGGCAAGAACAACATCCTTGCCCCAAAGGTAGCCAAGTGATGCAGTTGCGCCCAAGTTCGCGGTGTTGATACCAACACCCGGAACAATGACTCGCTGGATACCCAACACCGAAGCCAGCAACTCAGGTGAGAAGATAGCCCGCTCGGAGTACTTGATGCGCTCCAAGAAGTCCGGGTGGTCTTCCAGCTTTGTCATGACCTGGTAAGGAATGACTGCGACGTTCGGCTCAGTGAAGATCTTCGAGTGAATCGTCAACTTTGCCGTACGCAGATCGTCAATCGGGTCTGAGTTGGCGTAGTCATTCCACTGGTCTGTACCAGAAAGAGTAACTGAGTGACCAGTTGCGTAGTTTGACGCAGTGGTGGCCAGAGTCTGGAAGGTACGTTCACGGCCCAGCATAATCTTGCTGGTAACCATGTTCGTGCCATCACGGTCCGGAGAAAGCGGAGAATCTGCATTCTCACGCTCTTCGTCGGTAACCGCAATCTGAAGCGCGTGCTCCTGTGCGTAGTAGGTGTCAAGGGACACCGCTGCGCCAGAAATCTCGTTTGCCTCAGTACCAGGTGCCCGAAGATCGGCCTCAGGAAGCCAGCCTTCACGACCAAAGATGTAGTACTTGTCAGATTGCTTGCGAACCGTCACGGACGGGAAAAGTGCTGCACCTGCAAGACCCTCAGTTGGCCAGCCGACTGAAATGTTCGTCAGTGCCTGGTCAATGTGCACATTCGCGGAACCGGTTGGGTTGTAAACTGCCATTTATCCGCCCTCCTTTCAGATATCGACTCGGTAGTGAAGCGGGTGGTTTGTGCCATCTACTACAAGACCACCTGAACCCATTACGCCCTCAACAAACAACCCGCCAATGTCAAGGCCGAGTGATCCACCACCTACACCAGACCAACTTACTGTACAAATTGATCCAGTCACAGATACTGAAGCACCGGTGAACTGAGCGTAGTAATTGTCGAGAATCGGCAAGAGTGCTACGAAATCCTGAACATCGGTAAGATTACTACCAGTCCACTCAATCGCAGCGAACTTGCTTTTGCGGAACAGATAAGTAGCCATTAGACAGCGAACTGCACCTTGGGCGTGAGCAGAACGTCGACGATGTCACCGGCAGAAATAGTTCCTGCTGATGCATTCGAGCCAACGACAATGCCCAAAACTTCGGAAGCCGCTGTAGCAGCAACAATTGCGCCACCTGCTGAGCCACACATCACTCGGGCGCCGATAGTTACAGACGTGGCAGTTTGCACAACAACCTTGGAAATTCCAAGGAGGCGAACATCAGCCACGGCCTTACCAGTGGCAACCTTCGCGGCATCAACGTTTTCCTGAACAACGCCAACGTTGCCAGAAGTTGCGGTTGCGTTGGTCGCGAGGTCAATCGTGCCAGTTGTTGCAACCTTCACCACCCGGAACGCCGTAACGCCCGCTGCGGCTGATGAGTTGTAGGTGGAAAGGACCAAAAATCCCTTGTCGAGCACGTAGTTCGAACCAGCCATGTTATTACACCTCCTCAGAAATTATTCTTGGAATGAGTACGTTGCCGAGCGGTAATCGGAGTACAGCTTCGGGTTAGCCTTGGCAACCGTCTCCATCGCGTCGGACAGCGAAATCTTACCGCCGGACTCCTGTGCGATCTTGTTGGCCTCGTCCAAGAACTGGTCCGTTGCAGACTTCGAGCGACCGTAACGAACAGCCGTACCGGCCCGCTCACCCAACTCAACCATCAAAGATGACGAGTTGCGCATGGTTTCCAGAATTTCCCAGAACTTGTCTGAAAGCTCGACTGGAACTTCCATGGCGAAGTCGTAAACCATGTCCTTGGCCTTTGCGGTCAGGACGATCTTCGACTTGTCGAACTCAGCCAGCCGACGGTTTACGTCCTGCTCGCGCAGAGAAACCTTAAAGTCGGTCAGTGCCTTATTCTGCGCGTCAACCGTTTCGATCAGCGCCTTGACCAGAGGGTTCTCGTCGGAGAGCTTGCGCAGGTCCTCAGAAAGATTAACTACCGGAACTTCCGGGGTAACCTTTGAACCTGGCTTGTTGTTGCCGCCACTGCCCTTGCCGAGTTCCGCAAGCTTGGCCAACAACTCCGACTCCGTGGTCTCGGACGGAAGACCGAGAGCTTCGGTGAGCTTCTTCAGATCCATGTCTTCCCCTTCCTTTGGAGTATCCTTCACAAGCTGTTCCTTACCCTTTGTCAAGATTTCAGTGAATTCCATCATGGATTCCACTGTCGCCTCAGAAAGGTTAATCGGCAGCAAGTTCTTCATGTACGGACGGTTGGTCAGCGCGCCACCAAAGAACACATTTTCGTGTGTCTTACCCTGTGAGTCTGTCCACTTGTCCTGGTATTCAGCAGAGAAGTAACGGAACTTCTTCGCTTTAATCTTATCTGCCGCTTCTTGGACCCACTCGACAAACAGCCAAAGGCCATCCGGACGGTCCTGTGCGTCTTTGACCCAACCAGCGGCCTCGCCATCGCCACCGTCAACACCGTGCATGTAGTTAATGCTCGGGTCGATTCCGCGAATCTTGGCCTTGATGTTGTCGGCAAACTGCTTGACCTTCTGAGCACCAATGCTGAGTTTGCCGAAAACTGGGTGCTGGTATGTGCCAATCGGCAGCGCGTGAATCCAAGAAGTCGTAGGTGAATTAGCAGTTTCTGCCAATTCTACGCCGTTCAGATCCACCAGATAGAGAACATCTTTTTCCATAAAATTTCGCCCCCCTCTCCGACCGGAGATCCGATGCGCTCCCGACCTTACAAGGGTCGCAGCGCGATCATAGCTAAATACAGTATGACGTGCAAGAGCGCAATAGCCAATTTTGTTGTGACGGAGTTAGACACCTGTCGGACTCCGTCACGGTCACTCGTCTATCTGGTCCCACAGTGGCTACTTCGCACCGCCTGATGCATCCTCACCGACATTACTCTTTCCGGCCGTTGCACCTTGCTTTGGAGCTTGTTTTGGCGGTCCGACGTGTGGTGGCTTAGGTGCACCAGCCTGAGAAGGTCCACCGCCGCTTGATCCACCAGCTTGTGGCGTTTCTTGTTCACGAACACTGTCTTCGTCAACTGGCGGCAGGTCAAGCTCGGAACGGATGAACTTCTCCAGTTCGTCATCAGGGCGGATGATGTTGGCGCCGACGAAGTTACGCACCGCGAAGGATAGGGTGCGCAGCGACTCTTCTTCACCAATGCGCCGAACTCGGAGCTTGGGGTAACCACCGCGAGAGAAGTTGAAGTCCACCAGCTGTGGGATCACGTAGTGGTTGAACGTGTCGCACACGGTTGAGGCGATGTAGCGGGTTGCCTTGTAGTAAACGTCCAAACTGTCAGGATTGACGTTTGCTTCGTCCATGAACGGGGCAAGGATGTTTGACTTGATTTTCATGTCGTGGTGCTCAATAGACTTCAAGCAGTCCACCGGCTGACCTTCAAGCTTGGCGAATGTCACTTCCCAGTTGAATGGGACAACGATATGTGCTCGCTCATTTGTCCGCAGGTTACGCCCCAAGTTTTCGGCCAAGGCGCGATCAGAAGTAGAAAAACCCGCAGGCAGTTTGATAATCGGCACACCGATACCGTGACGCTCTTTCTGGATGGCGTCGATTTTGTACATGGTGTCTTTGTAGTAGTAGTGCTTGTAGGCAGAGCGCAGAATGGAAATACCACGAAGGTCTCCCGCTTCCTGCTCCAGCACGAAGACAACCAGCTTACTGATCGGGATAAACACTTCGGGCTGGTTCAAGGCTTCGCGTTGGTAGTTTGAGTATGAGTTAAAAGATCCTGGGATAGAAACAGGGTCCATGATGATACCGTCGGGACCGCCATTCTCGTCCCAAAGCCACTCGTTGATGTCCATCGGGTGTCGCGGTGCCAGTTTGGTAAGTTTGATTTTGCCATCGATCTGGTCGTAAACCTTCTCGAACGGAAAGTATCCAAAGTCGCACATGAGTAGGGCATCTTCGATGACCCGACTCCAGGGCACGTTGAGTTCTTCCATCAGGTTCTTCTCAACGAACTTGGCAATGTTTTTGTCCATGGTGGAATCTGTTGCGGGTTCTACAAACCAGCGAGCACCCATGACCGGAGTCTTCAACAACCGCAACGCGCCACGAACCGTGCCATCGGCCCGCTTCATGTCGTAATAGGTCCGCAAACCCCGGCGATCCATCAACTCTGGAACGCGTTCGTCACGGGTCCAAGATGTCCAAGGCGAGGGTGAGGCGTACCCCATTTCCCGAGTTGCCAATCCTGGGGACAGTCCTGGATTGCGATCTGCCAAGATCACGTATGAGCCATGCGCAGGATCGTGCTCAGCTCCAACTACGTCATACTTGTCCGACATAATATCTGCAAAAGACAGGCGCCGCTCTGCTGCGTACGACTCCAAATCTTCAATCTTGCCATCATTCTCAATCGTTGTCATCGTTCACCTCCTTCGGATATTCGACAACACCGTCGTTCACAACCAGCCAATGCACCCCTGCCGCCGTGAACATAGCCTTACTATCAGCACTCGCCGGGTAGTCGAACTCAGCATAGACCTGCGTGATACCGGCGGCAACAATCAATTTGGCGCAGTCAAAACATGGGAACATGCTGGAGTATAGGCGTGCGTCGACAACTTCTGCGCCAAACTTTGCAGCTTGAGCAATAGCATTAGCCTCCGCATGCACAGTCCTTATGCAATGTTGTTTTTGAGTTCCGTCAGTATGAATGATTTTTCTATACAAATGTCCAACATCGTCACAATGTGGGAGTCCAGGTGCAGCGCCAACGTAACCGGTACTGAGAATGTGACGGTCTTTGACGATGATTGCTGCGCATTTTCCACGATTACAAGTAGCTCGTGTGCTGACTGCCCGAACAATGCCAAAAAAGTATTCTGACCAGGTGTCACGCGGCATTATAGAAAGCTCCTGAACATACCCCGGAAGTACAGATAGACAACGATCGATCCGGCAATCAGCGTTACTGTGGTCCCACAGGCGACACCCAGCGCGAAATTCATGTGAGTTTTTCCAACTTCTCGATGAGTGCTCGCTTTGCGGCTTCCATCATATCTCGACGTTCCGCCTTGGTAAGTCCGGCCATCTTCGCCAGTGGAATGTATACGTACACTGTTTGTTCGATGACCCAGCGTTGGTGTTTCTGGTCGTAGTAGCTTCTCACGTCATTTCCTTAATTTTATTCTCTAGAAGAACATAATTACACTCCTTGAGGTATTCAAAGTCAATCGAGTTGAGTTTTCCATACTCCTCTTTGGGCATGAACGTTTGTAGCGTCGTTCCTTGGTATTGTACCTTCAGTACGAGGCCCTGCCGAGCAGGTTCGTAACGAATCGTCCGATGAGGTTTCATGCGAAGTTCTTTCCAGAAGTGAAGTAACCTCGATCCGGCAGATCCAGCAACATCGTCTCCGTGTCAATGACAGACGCGAGCGAAGCAGTGGCACCGAGTTTGAAGTAGTGCATGAGTCCATAGCGAAGCGCGTCAAGTGCGTGATCGTCAGATGCGTGCGCAGCTTCTCGTGGGTCCTTACCACGTACAGCTGCAATTGAGCGGTAGTTGTTGAATTCGCGAATGGTGTTGACACAGCTGTGGTCCACGATCAGCCAGGGCTGCTCGATCGGCGTACCGAATTCGTCCTGATCTACTTCTTGCATTTTCAAACAACCCTTGACCAGCTCGATACCTTCCATCCAGCCGGATGATGTGGTACCGCCGTACGTGCCGGACTTTGAGCGTGGATCAGCATAGCAAGGACAAAAGTCCTCGCTTACCGTCACAACTGCTTCAGGGTTTGCTGCGTCGCCAAAGCACAGGTCGAGGTGGTAACCGTCAGGTTGTGGTCGATTTCGCAGTTCCCCCAAGTAATCCCGTAGCCGAGTATGTGATTTGTAATGTTCGCGCCAGACCCGAACTCGACCAAGAGTGTCGATTTGGAATTCCACCGCCGCCATTGGAGCGGTGTACCCCCAGTCAAAAGCGATGTAGTTCGGCAAGCCAGGCACGAATGGGACGGATTGAACGTGAGTTCCCTCATCCCACTCCTTGTAGATCTTTCCGGTGAAGTTGGTGAAGTCCGCCCCATACTCTTGCAGGAAGGACTCTTCTGGAGTTGTCGCTTTGGTGAGTAGAATTTCGGGATCGTCTTTGCCGAGAGGATAGACGATCGGGTTGTCCCAGGACGGGAACTGCCAGGATTCGAAGTCCGGAAACTTCGGATCGCGACCCATCTTCCACAACTCGTACAGCCAGTTCTGACCCTCTGGAGTGGTTGGGAACAGTGCAGTACCACGGAAGTCCGTCAGTGCTGGTCGAATAAAGCGGTCCCAAGTTTCCTCGGTGTGCTTCGCTGCCTCGGACATAATCACGCCATGCAGACCTTCACCAACAAGGTTGTCCGGCCGATCGGCAGAACGTACCTCCAGCTTGGTTCCCCAAGGGAATTCAATGCTGAGGTCGCCTGCCTTCTTTGAGTAGCTTCGTTTGATCTCCCGCTGCCGTCCCAACCCCAGCTTGATGATCAAGTCGTTCCAGATGATCCGGAACTCCTTCTCACCAAGGTCGTAGGTTGGTCCCACAATCCAGTATCGGCGGTTCGGCAGGAATAGGTTTGGCGTGATCTCACGA